AAGAGAAAGAGAAAGAGAAAGAGAAAGAGAAAGAGAAAGAGAAAGAGAAAGAGGAAAAGCAACCAGTCGTTAAAAATAAGGGGGTTACCATTACAATTAAAAACCCCAGAAAGCTGAAGTTAGTAGTTGGCGAGGAGAAAGTCGAGGAACCTCTGCAAAAACAGAGCCAGGCCATCAATTACAACCAAAAGATCGGTGAGAGGACATTCAAAGAGCTTTTGCCCGAACAAACCGAAAAATACATTCATCGCGCATCGAGTTATTACATGAATAACCGCAAGCTGTCCGTCGAAAAGATTGCAACCCTCTTCAAACCGTATCGCAGGGAGGTTCTGGATACCGCGGATACCATGACATGCAATAATAAAAGTGGAGTTAGTTTCGATTTATTGACACACCAGAAGGTCGTGCGCGATTACCTGAATATACTTACCCCTTATAGAGGGCTCCTCTTATTGCACGCACTCGGATCCGGCAAAACGTGTACCTCGATCGCAATCGCAGAAGGTATGAAAACGGACAAGAAGATATTCATCATGACACCTGCGTCTCTCAAGATGAACTTTTTCAGTGAGCTGAAGCGATGCGGTGATCACATCTACCGCAAAAACCAGTTTTGGCAGTTTGTAAATACCACGGGTCAGCCGGGATTAGAAAAGGATGTTTCCAATGCGTTATCTGGATTGCCATTGGATTATATCAAAAAGCACGGTGGCGCTTGGTTCGTTGATGTGCAAAAGCCCCCGAATTTTACTGAGCTCCCTTCCAGTGATCAAACCGCGATCGACGAACAGTTGAATGCGATGATCCGAGCAAAATATAAGGATATCAATTACAACGGATTGAATATGAATAAGATCAAGGAGCTAACATCGAATATGACTAAAAATCCGTTTGATAATGCGGTTATTCTGATAGATGAAGCTCACAATTTCGTGAGTAGAATAGTCAATAAGATCGATAAGCCGTCGTCTATACCGTATATACTATATGAAAACTTGTTAAAAGCAAACAATGCCAAGATCGTTCTGCTCACTGGTACACCCGTTATCAACTACCCGAACGAGATCGGTATTCTCTATAATATATTGCGAGGCTACATTAACACATGGACATTCCAAGTGAACAAGGTGGAAGGGGAAAAGAAGATCACTACGGATACCTTCCTGAAAATTTTCGACAAGGCCAACTTCAAATTATACGATTACGTTGACTACAGTGGTAAAAAGCTGACGATCACTCGAAACCCATTTGGATTCGTAAATGTCGATAGGAAGATGGGAGATGAAAAGAACTATGTTGGGGTTAAATTGAGCGACTCGGGTAATATATCTGATGGCGAATTCTCCCAACGAGTGATAAAAATTCTCGCGGAGAATGGCGTAGAAATTGCGGTTGGCGCAACACAACTCACACACCACAAGGCGCTACCCGATGTGTCTGATGATTTCTTGAATATGTTCGTCGACGAAGACAGTGCCACAATTAAAAACTCGCAACTCTTCAAGCGACGTATTCTCGGATTGACATCGTATCTGCCAAGTACGCAGGATAGTTTATTGCCGACCATAATTAAGACATCGAGTGGCAGTAACTATCATATTGTGAAATCGGAGATGAGTGATTATCAATTCAGCGTATACGAGAAGATCCGCAAGGAAGAAAGCGACGCCGAGATCAAGAAGAATAAACAGAAACAGATGAAGGGCAATGATGACATGTTTCAGGTATCGTCGTCTTACCGCATCTTTTCTAGGGCTGCATGCAATTTTGCGTTTCCTGATCCGCCGGGAAGGCCTAGGCCGGTACCCGGGAGAAAGGAGGGTGAGGGAGAGGGAGAGGAAGGAAAGGATGTGAGCGAGGCTCAGCTCGATGCTGTTCCCACCGAGTTATTACAAGAGGTCGATGAGTTTGCAGGCCAAGATGATGTTGCACCTGAAACCAGCGGGGATTACGGAGAGAAAATTCGGCTGGCGCTTAAATTTATCGAGGATAGTCCGAGCGAGTATCTGACCGAGAGTGCACTAAAAACATACAGTCCGAAATTCGTAGATGTTCTGAAGAACTTGACCGATGCTAGTAATATAGGATTACACCTTTTATATAGTCAGTTTCGCACTATTGAGGGTATCGGAGTTCTGAAACTTATACTCGAGGCAAATGGATTCGCACAGTTCAAGATCAAAAAATCCGGTGAAGTCTGGGACATTGATCAAAACGAGGACGATGCACCGAAACCCAAATTCCTCTTGTATACAGGTACAGAGAGTGCCGAGGAAAAAGAGATCTTGCGTAATATTTACAATAGTCAGTGGGAATTTGTTCCCGCGTCGATTACCAACAAGCTCGAGGCAGTTTCCCCGAACAATTTTATGGGTGATATTGTGAAAATCATGATGATAACATCCTCGGGTGCAGAGGGTATCAATCTTCGAAACACTCGCTTTGTACACATTGTTGAACCATATTGGCACATGGTTCGTATAGACCAGGTGATCGGTCGCGCCAGGCGTATTTGCAGTCACCAAGATTTACCGGAAGAACTGCGCACAGTAAAGGTTTTCTTGTACATGTCTACCTTAACCAACGAGCAGAAAACTAGTGAGAAACACATTGAGCTCCGCATTCGCGATGTAAGCAAGATAGACAAAAAGACCCCGATTACGATGGATGAATCACTCTACGACATTGCATTGGTGAAGAATAATATAAACCAACAGTTGATGAAATCAGTGAAAGAGAGCGCGTTCGATTGCGGGCTGTACAAAAAGGAGGATCTGACATGCTTCGGATATGGTAAGATCAAATCGAATGACTTTGGTTCGTATCCTTCGCTAGAACAGGACGAGCAATACAAGGAGGAGCTCGAAACAAAGAAAACGGTGATCAAGGTGTCAGAGGTCACTATTGGCGGGGTCAAATACGCATACAATGAATCGACAAAGCTCGTTTATAATCTGGAAGATTATGAGCGAACGAAGATGACTGGAGAGGATATGGTGCCAATTGGGAAAATCGTAGTACAAGGTAAGAAACAGACCTTTGTTGCTGCGGGGAAATAGGTCCCCGCATACCCCCCGCAGGGACACCCCGCATACCCCATGTGAGTAAAGTCTAGTGAGTGTTTTATAGAATAAACTTCCACATATTTTCCCGCTACGGGGTATGCGGGGTGTCCCCGCAACCGCAACCGCAAAAGCATACTAGATTACCAACACTCATAGTAAATATATACAAACTGTTATCGTTGGCTCTGTAAATCGCATATGTATAGTCTCCGCTAATCGATGAAGCAAATACGCGATATCCATTTGGTCCGAGTGTTGCACCACCGTCAGTTTCCAGCATAATTCGATCGTGGTCGCGATCTGGGATTTTTCCGTGTTTGTCAGTTTTCAGAAAACTCTCGATTGTTTCGATCTGTTGCTCTGACAGTGGTCGCATGTTGTGTAATGTAATGCATATTATTTTCTATATTGAAACTGAAAATAATATTGATATATCAAGGGAGGGGTTCGGGGAACCGCAGGTTCCCTGATAAAATTGAAACATAACGCACACACTATCATAAAGAACTATAAACAAACTCAAAATGACTGACTATATCAACCTCGCGTTCAGCTGTGTTAAGGATCTTACGAGAAAATATAATATTGACGAGTCGCACGGATTAAAGCATAGTATGGAGGTAATGCGATTTGCCCTCGACATTTATGAGAGCGAACTTGAGTCGAATCCTCATTTAGCCGGCCAGAAAATGATTATTATACTCTCAGCGATTTTACACGACATGTGCGACAAGAAGTATGTCGACGAGGTCGAGGGACTCGCCGAGATTGAGCGGTACATGAGCGATTTCACGGACTTTCCTATTATCGCGAATATCATAACGACCATGTCGTATTCCAAGGTGAAGAAGAATGGGTATCCAGACCTGGGCATTTATCAGTTGGCATACCACATCGTGAGAGAGGCCGACCTTTTAGCCGCATATGACATTGACCGCTGTGTCATTTTCGCGATGGAAATGCACAAAATGGATTATACGGATGCGGTTGACCACGCTGATAAACTGTTTAAGGGGCGCGTCATGAACTACATTGATGATGATCTATTTGTTACGGAATATTCGAAACGCAAGGCGGGGGAATTACATGAGCTGGCAGGTTTGATATAAAAATTAAATGTAGATATAATATATTAGTATGTTTGCAGCACCAGCACCAGTACCAGTACCATTACCAGTATATACAGAAGCATATGTAAGTCAATGGCAAAATAAAAAACTTATTGGTAAACTACTAGCTAACGGGTCGACTCCCTCAAAAATACCAGTTAATAAAACTCCAGCAGATCCAGCAGATCCAGTATATACAAGGGATGAGTTATTAGGCTTAATTGATCAGGCTAACCTTCGATTGGGTGTAGAACGAGTTGTGAAGATTATTGATACACTACATGACTTTTGGAATGCCGAAAGGGGTGCAGATATAAAACTCACCTTGAATCGTATAATATCAAATTATATTGCTGACCTCAATGTTTTGAATGTTGAACAAAAGAGCATTTATAAACAACTTTTACTCCACAGTGGCGTACCTGGGCTCCTACTGGCACTTACTAGAGTTAAGGGCACTGGTGCGCTGACTCTAGCCGACCATTCTGGCATGGGCTCAGTAGGTGCTAAATATGGTGTTACAAGCAATGCAATATCTGAATTGGAACCGAATGCCGCATATCGCTATGCCGAGTTAACTGACATGAGTATACCATCTGTTAAACATAGCTTACAAAAGCATAAAATAGATATTGATCTAGATTTATTGAAGTTATACGATATATGGAATGGCGATCACAATGCTCCAGCATACAAAAATTTACAGGCTCTCTTAGGAAATCCGTTTGTTGATGTAATAAGAATTACATTTCCCAGCGATCGCGCAACACGTCGAGCCTTCTTTGCAGATAAGCTTCAATGTAATATAGTAGGTAATTTTATAATACTCTTTTTGAATTATGGTATACCCGTGACTCAATTGCGAATGTTTGTTGATGCTACCGCCGGTAAACTTACCAAATTTTTTGATGGGTTCAATCAAGTAAAGAAAATAATTGACCCTGCAAGCATAGGCGACTCAGCGGTGAATCAAGGAATGAGTAAAAGTAGTAAAGGCGACGATGATGACGATGATGATGACGACGGTGAATCTAGTGGTATAAAGAGCGAATATCTATTCATAGATGACGGCGATGGGATTGTCCCGCGAAAATATACATCCGCGGACCATCTTTTCACAATACAGGGTGATCGGACAGACAAGGGTTCATTTGAAGTATGGTATGATGAATTGCCGGGAAAAATCTTCAGTAGAAATGATCCCGCATGCATCCGGTTGAATGTCAAATATACGCCGGTACCGGGTGGTACTCCTAGAACATTTGTAAAAGAGTTCAGTATTCTAAGCTCTGGTTCTCCCGTATCTGGTCCGAGCGTAGCAAGTCTAGCCGGAATTATTGATATTATAGATAGTGAAATCCTCGCTGATGGTGCCACTCAGGATGAAATTAATAGAAGGATAATTAATAGATTAAAAGCTATGGATATCAAGCGTCAATTGGATTTGACTGAGATGGTGATTGATATGATAAAACATGGTATCGACCTAGATTTGATAATTGCATTATTGGCAGATCTAAAACGTTTGGGAGACTATAATCAGAACAGGGTCGCAAAAAAATACGAGGATCTCATGAAAATCATGGTATTGATGACATCGGGTGACATCTTGTCGAATTACGACGCGAAACGTCGTGGATTAAACAGCGCTATACCACACGGGCATGTGCTTGATATAAGTCGATATTTCAAAGAATTTACTAGGGATGCAGCAACAATTGAGACCCACAAACGGGCTTTGGCAGACGAAGAATTCGGGAAAAAACAGACTAGAATGCGTGCATCAATTGATTCGCTTAAGGATAGATTAATAAAAATTAATACCAGCAAAGATAAGTTAGAGAACACATATAAGGTGTTGACAGCGCACTATCTCAAATTTCCTGAAGTACCGGTACCAGGCATTTTGTATGATATTGCATCTGCGAATCGCATAGAAACCATACGAAACACACAGTTTGGTCTTATGAAATTATTGCTCAATATAGATGATATGCGTACATTTATCATAAGAGTAGTAGGTAGCACATTTGAAGCCTCGCTTGATGTATGGTGTACCGTTCCCGACTTGATACAAGCCGAGAGAGTCCAAATTGACGTTGCCCGTAAGGGCTGGACGGATAACGCAAATGGAAAAATCGACAATTTGTCAAAATTTGTCGAGAAACATGACAAAGTATATGATGAAACTCCTGTGATATCGTCACTTATGAATATGCCGACACCGAGTATTAAAGATCCGAATAAAGCAAATGGTAGTCCACAATCAACGATACTAGATCCCTATAGTAAACTGGTTCTAGACTTATCTGATTATGTAAATATGGATGATGTCATCATGTCAGATGAACACTTAGTAAGCATAGACCTGAATGATCGCCGTGCACTATTCTCTCTCATAAATTATATTGTAAATCCGCGTCTTAAAATTGCAAAGGGTATAGCTGAACGAAATAATGTAACTGTAGAGTCTGCGAGAGTAAAGCTACTAGAATTCCAAGCGAGATTGAGAGATCTACTAATATTTTTCACACAAGCATATTCGTTGAATGATAAGCCTGAACTGAAACCGCGTTTGGATGATATTTTAAAGGATATAGCATCACTTAAAAATATATCATATGAAGAATTGGAAAGCGGTGAGGATGATAGATATGCAGAGGTCATAACTGAGACTATCGGCCCTGCACCTATGTTTAATGAAGTTGATAATACCCTGAGTTATAATATGAGATCTCGTGTTGTCAGGTATGTTTGTAAACAAATAGAATCTATACGAGCCATTCGATCTAAAATTCAATATTTATATTCTGGTTCCATACAAGTTGGTATACCAAATCCACTGCCATATGAGATTGAGTTAAATACTTGTCGCGTCGTGGAACAATGTATACCATTTATATCGGTTGGTGCATATGGTGGAAGTAATACGGAAGCTATTGTGGGCGGAACATTGACGCTATATCAAAAGGAGGATATAAAACGTATGTTGATGCGAATATCAAGTCGCGCACAACAGGCTATGGAGGTTGCATATGCGATTATGTACCCATATCGTATTAAAAGAAGGCGATATAATGAGATTAATGATACAATATTGGTAGATCAAATAACTATCGAATCATGTAATGTTAATTCCAGTCCCAATCTAATTAAGGTTTTACCTGGTTTACCTGCATATGCAACTAACTATGATGAAATTAACGATATATTATTTGAGATTGAAAATCAATTGAAAATTCCACAACCTCCCGAAATATCGGGTCGTATGGAAAATGATGATGCAAAACGTACCGAATTAAATAGCAATATACTCGAGAGAATCAGGGTAATTCAAATAGCACTTGTTGAATTGAAAGGAAAGATTGATATAGCAGAAGATTTTTTACAAAATGATACGGAATTTGAGATAGTCACTGGTGACAAATTATTGGGAGCTCGTAAGGTACTTAAGCCGATACCGGCTGATTTTATAAATCGAACTGAACCTGTACATACACCACCGATATCGATACCAAACTCTGATATTACACAGTATAAAATGACGCTCAAGACATTAAAAAAGGCAAGTTTTAGAGAGGGGTTGTGTCTCGCATATACTGAAATAACCGTGGATCTAATAGAATCTATACACCGTCAAGAGTTGGATGATTTACCCGATGTATTAAAACTCTTTATATATATTGTTCATCGAATTAGTCCTGAACTGACTTCAAGTATTCGCATTGGTTCAGCCGCTATCGCACAAGAAAAAGAAGATGAGGGAAAAGGATACTATAAAAATATGGATGATAAAGTAAGACTTATTTTACAGGATATGGATAGAGATAGGGAATATGATACTATTAGAGTGGCAATGCTTGAATTAGATGATGAGGCAAAGCAAATATCAGTTGTTTATTTATTGAGTTTATTATACGAAGACAATGAATATGCATATTATAGCGATATGTACAAACCCAGATCCTTTCAACCTGTGTCGGGAATGACTATAGATTCTAAATTAGATTCGTTACATACCATTATACTAGCTTTTTATCAACCAAGGAACATTGTAAAAGGCTTTGATATGGCGAGATTAGCATTAAATAAGCACTTAATACGAGAAGAAGGTAGACGTAGGATACCTTAAAAGTTTATCTACTGTAGTTCTCACACAGAACAACCTATGTAAAAAGATGCCAGCGCTAAACAATCCCACACAACTCCATAGGAAACTAACCTTGAATACACGCGATATGATAAATGCTCCGATAATCGTGAATATCACGTCGGCAATCGCTACGTCGAATATGCGATATGAATGCACACCTTCTCCAGGTACACCTAACGAATTCTTATATTTACACAGACTCATTATATACTCTGTAAATATAAAAAGCATGACAGCTAGACCCCACCAACCAGACAGTAAAATGAACAATTGTAATATTGCAAAGGGAGAGGTTCGGAGAACCTATGGTTCTCTGATTTGGGACTCAAGAAAGTTTTTTGAAAGTTGGACATTTATAAAATGTCCAATTTTGATTTGGTGAAAAAAGGTTCCCAGACCGTTTTTTCAGAAAAACCGGTTGTGAGCATAATGCTTTGAATCACGTTTTTCAGAAAAACGTGTTGTTAGCATAACGTTTTTCCCGAAAAACATTTAGGAACATTTCTCGGGAACCAAATATTCGACTATATTATAGATATATTCAGATGGACATGTCGCAAAAAAATGTCCCTAAATTTGTATGTGATCGTTGTGACTATAAATGCTCTAAGCAGTCTGTGTTTAACAAACATTTGTCAACTGATAAACATGAAAAAAATATAAACGTCGCAAAAAATGTTCCGGAATTTATATGTAAACTGTGTGACTATAGTTGCTGTAAGGAATATCTACTTACACGACACATGTCCACTCGGAAGCATCAGAATAGATGTGCGACGTCGCGAGAAGTATCCACCCGCGAATGCAATAATTGTAAAAAGGTCTACAGCAATTATAAGTCATACTGGGCCCATTCTAAGAAATGTTCCAGAAATGTTCCAGACTTGGCTGACATAATAAACCGATTATTAACAGAGAACCAGGAGCTTAGAACGTTCGTTATTAATCAGTCAAACACGGTACTCGAACATACGAATGAGGTAATGAAAAAAATCATGACAATTCAACCGGCAACTGTTATAAATAACACGAATAGTAATAATAAGTTCAATATCAACGTATTCTTGAATGAACAATGCAAAGATGCGATTAATTTCGCAGATTTCGTAAAAAATATCGAGGTCTCCCAAGATGATCTCCACAATACGGGTCAGCTCGGTTTTGTAGACGGCATTTCCAAGATAATATTAGACAACTTGAAACAACTTAGTATTAACGAGAGACCCATCCATTGTACTGATATAAAACGGGAGACTATGTACATCAAAGACGAGGACAAGTGGAACAAGGAAGAGGACGATACAAAACTCCGAAATGCCATTCAGACCGTCTCTCGGAAGAGCGTAAAAACATTGAATGATTGGAAACAGGTGAATCCAGATTATGAGGACGGAGACTCCGAGTTTTCACAGGAGTGTCTCTCGATGCAACGTCATTCGGTGGCGGGTGATGACCGGGAGGTGTATTTCCCCAAAGTGGCACGAATAGTGGCCAAAGAGGTAATCGTCGATAAGACGTAAATGCGAATAAATAAGAGTCAAGAAAATACATATAAACACAATTACAGAAAAAGGATAATAATATGAGCTCTGAAAAAGTATTAGAGATCCATAGTGTCCAAGTATCGCCGATACGTAATATGATTACTGCACTCAAGGATGTACTGACTGATGCATCTATTACGTTTACAAAGGAGGGTATGAAGATCATCAATTTCGACAAGACGCACACGATTTTAGTGAATGTGATGTTGCATGCCGACCGTTTCGAGAAATACCGATGTGATCCAGATAAGATCATCGTATGTGCGAATACTCTCCACTTGTTCAAGGTGATTTCAACCATGTCAAATGACGATACGTTGTCGATTTATATTGATAAGGCGGATTACCACGACGGGATTGTTTCGCATTTGGGGCTTCAATACGACAATGGTGATATCAAGCAGAGGTACAGTCAGAAGCTGAGATTGATTGAACCTGATACGGAAGAATTGGTCGTACCTGACGTTGAATATTCCACTGTAATCAACATGCCGACTACCGACTTCCAAAAGATCGTGCGTGATTTGACTGGTATTTCAGATAGAATCGAGATCAAGTCAGTTGGAAACGATCTAATTTTCTCGTGCGAGGGAGACTTTGCTAGCTCTCGCATTTTCCGCTCGGAGTCTGACGGATACATGGAGTTTATTAACAAGCCAGACGTGTCTGTGGTGGTACAAGGCGAGTTTTCGTTGAAGAGTCTTAGCCATTTTATCAAGTGCACGCCTCTCTGTAGCCATCTCGAGCTTTATCTGGGGAACGACCTACCACTCATTGTAAAGTACGACGTTGCAAGTTTGGGGGAAATCCGCATGTGTTTAGCGGACCTACCCTCGGCATAAAAAATAAATATATACGTATCTTTATTTTTTCTCATTCTGAGTCGGAATCTATAGGTCTCGCTTGTATGTACTCATCATAATCTTTATCATAATCTGCGTCGTCTCCATATTTGTCCTTCACGTAAGCCACATATTCATTATGGCGCCCCAATTCAATGTCATCTAAATCCTCTGGTTCAAAATACCCTGCACGCCAATTCGAGTGGTGATCCCTTGCCATTATATCGTATACCTTGTCACGCAATTCATCCGTAAACATGCAATAGCCATGGATTAAATATTCCTGATTCTCTCCAAACAGGATTTTAATGTAGTCGTCTATCTCATTCTCATTCTCACTCCCGATAAAAACGGCTCCTAACAATTGATAGACGCACTGTTGATACGCCTTATCACTGTCCACGTTATGTTGCAATATCCATTCAATAACCTGATAATCGAGTGGGTCGCTGTGAACGTGAAATGAAAGATCCAGTATACGCGTCGGGATATCAGGGCATTCTTCATGCTCGATACCCAAGAACTTCTCTACCTCCTCTAAACACTTGATGATTTGCTGTCTGGCCATGTGTGATTTATAATACATACTATCGTAAAGCATGTATTGTAATTCAATTTTCTAAAATTCCGGCGCGTGTTTCTTGAACAAGCACCCCTGTTTCTGTAGGTTGGGAATATCAATCACGATATTCGGATCTTGTAAACTGCAGTTCTCCAACCAGATTTTCACAATACAGAAATTGCGTTTGGGTGAAATAGTGATACCGTTAACCAGCTTACTGTGCTGTTTATTAATACATAGCGTCTCTCCGCACATGGCATAAAACAGCGCCTTCCATACTTCGAAGACCTGTTTGTTGATTACCTTGAATGAAAAACATCCACCGGTACGGTTCTTGGGATCCTCCCATTGCGGAGTGATTCCAGAGCGCATTGCAAAAAGCATTGAGAATTTAACCACATTCTCAGATAGGCTCTCGTTTATCGCAACCGTTTTTTCGGCAGTGTCGATGCCATTCATTATAACCTTGTAACTTGCCAAGTCCCAGCTTTTGTCGTGTGGTAAATGGTAATACAAATCCCATTTACCAATCAATGGGTGCGTGGGAGTCGCTTTGTCCATAATCCCGTATATAATAATTAGACTTTATCTTTAAACCCTTATCACTCTATATTCTGTCTTATCGAGTACGACATATTGATCGCTCTTCAATGTCAACATCTTGATTTTAGAATCCATAATATCCAGTACATATCTAGTGTCAAAAACAAACGTCTCATTTTGATATTCTAGGTATCGCTCAATGAACCCGGCTGATAAAATCTCGTTTCCCACTAAATACAGCGCCGGGTCCAGTTCAATTACGACTGTACTTTCCATTTCTGGATGACGATATTCAATACTGAGAAAATGGGTGCGTGCCTTCTCCCCAGATATCGAATAGTCTTGTCGATCTGCTCCATGCATTCGAGAGATCGTCTTTCCATCCACCTTCATGGTCAGCAAGAATGCATTTTCACAGCTGAAGATATTCGATCGCGAGACCGCCTCCATCAAATCTGAGAATTGATCCGGTAACTCGAGTGGCGTATTGGTCAATCGGATGACAATCTCTTTGAAACGATCCTCTCGGCATGATATAGAGAAATACGGATACGGCGGTTCGATACGGTGGTCATATAAGAGTTTTCGGACATCATATACAACTACATGTGTGATATTAGCTATCATGCTATCCTTTATATATGCACTATACATGGAAACAAAGAACACTTGGATACATGTATAGGTCCGCAGTACGAACATACCGCATGTAATCAGAATACTATTAAACATGTCCATTTTATAATATAGAGGATAAATCTTTTATATATTTACTTATCATTATATATATCGTATGAACACCGACAATATAGTCACTGGTGAGAGAATTCAGAATATAACTGATATATACATTGGATATGACGACGATTTCTCATCAAACCCGTTTATTGACAGACAACTAGACAAGCACGAAACGTGGCCTATATACAGTGATTACAATAACAAGTCAACTGTATTTTGTTACGGACACAATGTGGTAAAATTATCTCTAGTAATTCATCTGTTTCGCAATCCATTCGTTCTTGTAACACACAATAGCGATCAGAATATTGATAATACGCCCGCGGTGAACCGGATATTGAATGATGCAAATGTGGTTCGGTGGTATGCACAAAATGTGAATTACGATCATCCGAAATTATGCGTTCTCCCGATCGGGATAGCAAACAGTATGTGGGACCACGGTAATCTCTCTAATTTTGAGGGATTGAATATCAACGACAAGACATTCGATATCTATATGCATTTTGACATATACAACAACCTAGATAAGCGCGTACCGTGTAAGGAGGCATTGTCCGACAAAGTCGAGTTTCTCCCAAAAACGGATGTGCGCTCAAATCTGGAGCGAATGGCGAAATATCGGTACTGCATATGTCCAGAGGGGAATGGCTTGGATACACATCGTTTGTGGGAGGCATATTATTTACGCGTTGTACCAATTTTATTGCGAAGTACACACACCAAGATTGTTCAGAAACAGTGCGGACTTCCTATGATATTATTAGAGAAATGGGAAGATTTGAATGTAGATACGCTACCTCCCTACGAGTCATTTGATTTCGAACGCGGATCACACTATTTAGATATTAATAGTACATTATATAAAAATATCAGGTCATTATAAAACAAGAAGATGGTGAAATTTACGAATGGGCTATTCATATTCCGGCGTGACTTGCGCATTATAGATAACATGGCGCTCCATCATGCGTGTTTAGAATGTGAAAACGTATACACATGTTTCATTTTCACACCTGAGCAGGTTGGGCGATCGAATCCGTACAAGTCCGACAACGCAATCCAATTTATGATAGAAAGCCTCACCGAATTATCTAGTGATATCCATGCGCATGGAGGCGAACTGATGGTGTTTCAAGGTAAAAATAAAAAGGTAGTTTCCGATACAATCGACGCCTTGAAAATCGACGCAGTATTTTTCAATAAGGATTATACCCCGTACGCTATACTGCGCGATGAAGAGATCTCCAAATTATGTGCGAGTCGCGACGTGAATTGTTCAATGTTTCAGGACTATTATTTGTATGAACCTGGAACTGTCGTGACAAAGACTACTGGCACAATATACAAGAAATTTACACCATTTTACGAACAAGTTTTACCGTTGCGTATAGATGAAAATGTAACGACTAAGATGTCTGCTTTCAAGAAGAGCGGATCTGCAATCAAAAATCAGAAGGAACTCGCTTATATGAAACGCATATTGATAACCGAAAATACAAACCTGATGGTAAATGGTGGCAGGATTAATGGTCTAAAGCAATTAAAGCAGTCGGCTCAAACCCAGAAGCGTTATCCGGATACACGCAACGTATTCGCTGTAAACACAAGCCAGTTATCTGCTTATATAAAATTCGGGTGTGTATCAGTGCGCGAAGTATATAGGCAATTTGTACACAGTTTTGGCGTTAAAAGCGAAATAATACGTCAGCTCATATGGCGAGATTTCTACGCACATGTATTGTTTGGATACCCTAATCACAAGTCGAGTTTAAAATCTGTGCGATGGTCAAATAATGAGCGCCATTTCGACTTATGGTGCAAAGGCATGACGGGGTTTCCGATTGTAGATGCATCCATGAGACAGATGAATGCAACGGGTTGGATGCACAATCGTGGACGTTTAGTCGTTTCCAGTTTTTTAGTAAAAACTCTGTTGATTGACTGGAAATGGGGAGAACAATACTTTGCGAATAAATTGGTGGATTACGACGTGGCGAGCAACAATGGCAACTGGCAATGGATATCTGGAAGCGGGGTCGACTCCATGCCATATTATAGGGTGTTCAATCCGTGGACTCAGTCTGAGAAATACGATCCAGATGCGGAGTATATCAAGAAATGGATACCCGAATTAAAGGATATGGATCCGAAAATTATACACAAGTGGGATGTTCATAAAAATACGGGCGTAAAAATCGATTATCCGACTCCAATCGTAGACTTTAGCACCCAATATCATAAAATGTTGGAGAGATATTCATAGATAATATCTGCGTATAAATTATATAATATGTCTGAGGCCCCACAAGATTGGACTGGTTTCCTGAAAAATCATCATGCTAATATGCAGAGTCGTACTCCTAAGCGTAAGGTCAGCTTAGGTGAAGCTATGAAGAGCGCTTCGGGACCGTGGAAGAAGTATAAGCGTACATTTAAGAAAAATAGGTCGGATCGCCTTCAGGGTGGATCTGCGTTGTCGCCGGCATCGTTCAGTGAGTCGGATGCTAAGCCCGCTACGCTTCCTTCCGTTATGGGGGGATCTGCATTGGCGCCTGCCTCTTTCGACAAATCGGATGTTACTCCTCCTACCCCTTCCTCTACCGGATCTGGATGCCCATTCAAGGGAGGCAAGAAGAGCAGGAAGTCGCGCAAGTCTCGCAAATCCCGCAAATAATCGATTTATATTTTTAAATATAAATCAATAGCACAACCTTAAATATCGAGAGATATCACATTCTTATCTGACTTGTTTCTCCTGCGGTTGCTGTTTTTAGGCATCTTTGTATTCTGCATATCCGTTAAACTGCCGAGACTCATCATGGAGTCGTCGTCATTCGAAAGGTTGACGGTCTTCGTCTTGAGTCCCGAAAGAATGTTATCAATGTCCATACTCTTGGGACCGGTCATGTCAGGGCGAACGGACTTCTCTCTCTCTTTCTCTGGTTCCACACCACCACGCCCTGCTGTAATATCGGGGCGTTGCGTAAATTGCATACCAGGTCTGGAACTAGCTGGAGGAGCAGGCATATTGCGCGTCTCGACCGGCGCTGGTGGAGGTCGATTCATCGAAGTCGGCTTGTTATTATTCAGCAGTTCGCTTGCAAACGCCATACCGGGGGCAGTCTGCTTCATAGAATCGACCGTTGCATTTGTGAACATTCGCATGAGCTCGGGTGACTGCTTAATAACGTCGTTGAACCCAGGGGTGGCAGTCGAAAGCGCCTTATTACTGAAATGAACTACACTCGCACTAAACCCGATGCGCAATAATAGACTCAACTCGGGGCTCATCTTACCGCCCTTGTACTTGTCGTGTAACTGCTCAAAGATCTCCCCATAACTATCAATATCCTCGCTAATCGATTCCCCCCATCCGTCGAGCGAAACGCCGAAGGGATCAAACATGGCATTTCCGTACTCGATCGTATTTACCATCGTAATCAGCCAATTCTGTTGAATCTTCACTGAATCTCGCTTCCTCTTGTCATCCAAGGCTCCCTCATACTCATCTTCAACCTCATCGAAATTAGATTCCATCGTAAAATGGGAAATATTCTTAATCAACCCCTTTTCATGCCATTGCTCCAGATTTTTAATCATTGCACGCTTCTTCCTGCGCTTCTCTCTCTCATTCAGATTGGTGGCCGGCGCACGCTGTCCTTCTCCAACAGGTACCTCGTTCAACTTAGAAAAACCGTCCCAGGTCTTGGTATTTCCAATGCTCTCTACGGTTGCGTTACCTAGCTTGGAATCGTTCTGCTCAGCTCCTCTCTCGGGCTTCTGATCATAGCCAAACAATCCGGCAGCGAATCCGCCGATAGTTTTCCTATCTCCTCCGCCGGAGGCAGTCTCTGATTTCGGCACATTCATAGAGGAAAGCTCGTTTAGTTCGTTCTCTAAATTATCCAACTCCCCTAAATCTATCTTGGTCGAAGCAGATGAACTCTTAATCTTGTCGTTCATTAATAGTTCTATACCAGAACCAAAATTCGAACTAGATTTCACATCCATAGTTATCGGCTCTAGATCAGTTATTTCGATAAACTCCATGTAATATTATTATTATAGTACATAAATTATGTTTAAGTTCTACGCAACCAAATTAATATTACGACGTTTCAGCCAATGGATTCCTTGTAAAAAACAGTCAGCTAGATCGTCCTTTTTCTTGGTTTCTAATATATGCTTCCATGAACTGAAGCGTGCAGTCTCGAGAAACTGAGAGCAATAATATACTGCGTCCTTCTTATGTTGTATATATTCCGATTCCACATTCTCATTTTGCTTATCGAATCCTTTCAGCTTACCTGCGGATGACAAGAATTCGATAACGATATCATTGTCATGTCGCATTATAAAATATTGCATCAACATGCCCTGGATCGTCTTCATTCTTGTTGCAATCGGTGAAATCTGGTTTTCAATGATGACATGGGTGACGGATGCAAATAATTCAACGCGATCGAACTCTGTTTTCATGTTTTTGCCGATGGTGAACAAGTCCAATTCTCCCGCATTCGTCTTGCTTGCATTGATAGACACCAGTGATATCTCAGCAAAGAACCGAATCAATTTGTCCAATATGATCGGTTTATGTTCACCATCAGCAATGGCGACAAATCGGTTCTGCGCCAACTGTTTCAGTTCGTCTACCTTTAACTTTTTCAACTTACCGGGAGAATACTTCGCTTCGGGTACTACAAATTTGCTGGCTTTCGCATGCTTGTCGCAGAAACACCTGTCGTTTTTTGTCCACTTCGCCTTATTACTGCACTTTTCGGGTAT